TTGCGTATGCTGCTGCGTAAGTAGTTGAGTCCACCCCACATCCCACTTGCATTCCAAAGACTTTGAACCGTTTTCCAACGAACCATTGTACATAAGCTAGTGTATGAGTATGCCCACAAACACTAGACATTAAATTGTTTTTTGACTTAGCTGCTGCCTGCCCCCCTTCTCCGTGTTCGTAAAGTACGTCATCATATATAATAGATTCACACCAATTCCAATCAGGAGTTCCTAAGACTTCATTGTAAGACCTAATCCAAGCTGCAGGAATACCACCTGACATAGCCTTACGACTAGCCATTCTATCATGGTTACCTATCATAACATCAGCTTCAGGGAATGCTTTATACCACTTAGCGATTTTCTTAATAGCCGTTTCAAGCTCTAACCCTGATGACATTCCATCCGGATCAGGTTCATGATAACTGAAACCATGAGCATCAATTATATCTCCTATAAATATAACTTGGTTGCAATTAAAGGTTTCGTACTGTTCTAAACACCAATCTAGGTAACCATCTAAACAGAATGGTTCATGTAAATCTCCTATAACTAGAATGTTTCTAGTTTCAGACTCACGCATTTTCTGAATGATGGCTAACTCGCTAGGTTTTAATCTGTATCTATTATTCCTTATAGACATAGTTTTTAACTATGCTTTTTTAGAATCAGCAATACCTTGACCGATTACAAGTGCTACTAAAGAATAAAGAATGTTTTGTGATACTTCAGGGTCAACTCCCCATTTTTCACTTAATAGTTGTACGATAATCCCCACTACTGTATATAGGAATTTTTTACTTGTTACCATCTTTTTCAGTGTCTGATAAATTAGCCATTTCTTCATGATACTTTTTTTTTAATTATTAAATTTATGTTTTCGCCCCCCAAATGTATAATTTCTTTCATAAGTAAGTCCATAGCAAGCCTAGAGTTACTAACAAAGTCCTGTTGACTTCCCAACCCCACTAGGATGCATCCACTTGTGTCAGCAGGTTTATTTCCGATATGAACAAGAATGTATGTTCTATTAGGAACATCTTTGACTAATAAGTGTAAGTAGTCCCTAGTCCCTGACTCCCTTGCATACCTTAGCCTTACACAATATTCCCCTTCAGGAATACAACTAATAGTCCTAGCATTGTCTAGCCAAGGGTTTTCTAAAGTATCACAGAGCCTTTCCCCATCCAAAAAGAGTTCGCCAATTGTACTCTTATCTGTGAATGTATCTCGGATTATTACGAGATCTATACTATTTTTCTTCTTCAAATTTTACAAATTTATATATTGTATAAGATATTGCTAGAACCAAACTGACAAAAGTTAAAATTTCATTACAATTTGTAACATTCAGAAATATAGCCGAACTATTTACTATTCCTACCTGTATTGTGTCTTGTACTTCTTTCATTTGTTTTAGGCTTTTTATCCAAGTAGGATTTTAATTTAGTGATATTAATTTGTTTTGGTTTGTAGTGTTTCTTCATTATATATGTAATCCATTAAAGTAAGCATTTTTTGAAGGGTTTACATCTGAACCTGTATTCGTGCTGTACTCAGGAAATGAGCTAAGATTATTAGTGATGTAGCTTATCATTCGTTCTGTGTAGTATTCTGAAGTGTTTCTTATTTCTTCTCTAAAGTGCTGTGCTTCTTCTGTGCTAAGGGCAGTTCCTGTTTCGGATGTCTTTGAATAAATATTTCCATTCTCCACTTTAAAACGTAAAAAAGGTACTAATAAATACAGCCCCCAATTTGGAAGCATATCGCCAATGTAGTCATCAAGTAAAGTTTTATAAGATTCATTTCCTACATTTCCAACTGTTCCTGCTATAATTAAATCTTTTAATTTTTGTGTAAGTTTACTCCCTAACTTACTCTCGCAATACACTTTTTGTGCTTGGCGTACATAAGGAAGTAGTAATTCTACATCAACATTTAAGTTAATGGCTGTTGAGTCTTTTAGCTTGATTTCACTTATGAATAGTACATATCCTGTAGGCATAATTATCTTGGTTTATTGTATCCGTTATTTTTCATTCTTTGCGGAGCTATTGCTACTAGCTTATCGTTTCTTTCTGCTGTGAACCCCTCAGACCTAGCCTTAGTATATCCTATTAATTGGCTATCTGATATTTTACTCTTTGCTCCCCTTAAAGAAGTTTTATAAATTCTTCTTAAAAAGAAATGTCTGCATTGAGGTCCGCCTTTAAATAAAAATATATCATAAGGTTCTTTTCCATCTATTCCGAACCCTTTGTTTAGGATCAGACTATCTGCATTAGATAAATTTTCTTTAGTATATATTTTTTTAGCAGCTACCATGTCCTTACAAAAATCTCTACTCGTTCCTGATTTGTTTGTTAAGAAATTATCTGTAGCATAAACATATCTAACCTTATAAAAATCATTGTATGACCTATTAACTCCATCTTGACTACTTCTTTTGTTCGGTGTAGCTTTTACATCTGAAGCTAGCTCTAATTTATCATTTGCAATTTCATTTAAAACTTCTTCAAAATTAAAGTCCCTATGCTCTCCATCTACCACTTCTTCATCTACTAGTTCCCATTCTTCAGGCATATCTTCACCAAATTCTTGAATCCATAAATCTAACTTATTTTGTTCTGCCGACAAATCTTCTTTAACTTCTACAGGTTCTTCTCCTTTTAATGGAGCTAACCCTAGTTCTTCTCGTATTTCATCCTGAGTCATTACATCTCTAATAGTAGCAGAGTCAAATTGAATAGTAATAGGTTTTAATTGAACAAAACTTACAGGTAAGTCTATTTGATTAACTGAAAAAATAGATTGTAAAGTATCTAAGATGTTTAGTTGAAAAGGTCTGATTACAGTATTTTGATAGAAATTTGCTGCATTCAAAAGCTCATCAGCATTGCTAGAGAAACCATTGTCTGAGTCTATACCTAAAAGTGTCTTAGAGGTTACTCTGTGTCCTGTAAGAATATTCTGAACTAAAAGAGCTTGAAGCGTTAAGTATTGGTCTGATAAGTCTGATGTATTTAAAGGGTGTACTTCAGGTGCTCTAGTCTTGTCATCTGAGAACGAAAGTAAGAATTTCCCTGCGTTGCTTGCTGATGTAAATTTATCTGTTATATCCCTTTCTATCTTATTCCTTTCATCTTCTAAAGGTATTCCATTATTAAAGGAAAACATGTATGAGCCTGAAAAAGAATTGTTGATATTATTAAGATGAAATTCTGATACTTTAGAATCAATTAAAGCCCAATTATTTGCTGCTATGTAATCAGGTGTGTGGTAGATGTCCATATTAGGACTATAAGAACCTGTATATATTAATTGACTTCCTGCTGTTCTATCTGTTGTATTAAAGGCTGCTACAGGGTAAGGCTTGTTAGCTCTTGTATTTCCCCAATCAGCACTTATATAGTAAGTATCCACTTTACCAAATTCATTCGGTCTGCCTGCTCTAACCCTTTCAACAGGAACATGAAACAGTTCCACTATAGCTGTTCTTTCTACATTCCACACTACATGTAAAGCATAAGCCCCCTGTAATTTAAAATCAAAAGATACCTTTTTAATTATCTGATGTAAAGACTCATTACTATTTGCATGCCTAAGAAACTTTTTTAAATTAACATACGCTTCTAAATTAGTATCATCTTCATCTACTACCAAGTCCTCCCCTGCTATCATCTCTGCTGTTGAATTAATAATAGCCGAATGTGTAGAAGAAGAATAATAAAGGTCAATTAAAAATTGAGGGTACAAATTTTTCCATAATCCATCTTCATCAGAATATTCTATGTATTCCCTTCCCCTTACCTCTTGTATTTTTGGTGCTGTTGATGTTCCTAAATTTATTGAAAGTAAATTATTCATATTGTTATTTTATTGTCCGTAGTATATAGTGTTCGTTTCTTCAGGTTCAGGGTGTTGAGTATATTGAACCTGCCCTGTTCCTGATTTGTCTGAAAGGTTTAATTTACCTTTTGTTACAATTCCCTGTACTACTCCATTATCATTTAATACAGGTAAAACTTCTATTTCTGTAGATGGTGCTGTTCCTAATGCAACTACTACTGAACCTATCCATGAAACTTCATATACCTCATACTTCCAACTTCCTGATGGTAACATTTTAACTTGATTAACAAACATATCAGGTGCTAAATTATAAGTAAAAAGCATAGAGGTATATCTATTTTTAATTGTGATAGTAGGGTAGCAATATGAAACAGAGCCATCCATGTCATTAATAAATTTTATTAAAAATCTTATTTTGTCTGTCCCTACTGAAGTATCTATACGGTTATCTTCTGTAGATAAATTCGCTGTAAAGTTAGTTTCTGTTATTGCTTGTATCATTACTATATAATAGAAAAGTTCCGTTTTTGTTTGGTATAAAAAAAAGGGAAGTCATTTGACTCCCCTCTTTAAGAATATATTTAAAACTACAAGTGTGATTATACTGCTATAATTGGAATTGCAATTCCACCTAAACCTGCATCAGAGAAAGGTCCTGTTGCAATTGGGTAATCTTTTACCATCAAGAAAGGTTCAGCTTCCAAACCGTCGAATGTAAGTGTGTAACCATTTCTATCTCCAAAAGCAGCTCCGGTATCAGCAGTTCCTGCATTCATTGACATTGCATTTTGTCTCCCCATACAAATAATTGTATCAGTTCCTGTACCTGCAATCTGTGCATTCATTTGACAGAATACCATTACCTGAGTTTGTCCTAATAAACGAATTTCGTTTTGATCTTCCTTAGTTAATTTATTTAAAACCATTGAAACAGTTGGAGTGTAAAAAATTGTTCCGTTTTCAGTCGATCCTGTAATAGCTTCATTTGCTGTTGTAGATCCTCTAGGGACTGTATATCGGTATAAAGATGCTGCTGAAGGTGCTGTTGCCATACTTATCTCTGTAATACTCCCTGCATCAGCTCCTGTTCCTGCTGTTGTTGATAATACTTGGTCAAAGACTGCGAAATAAACGTATTTTACTCCACCTGAAACTCGGTTACAGTCTAGTCCTCTACCTTTTGTTAATGCCGTACATGCCATGATATTTTATGTTTTAAAAGTTATAAAGTGGGGAAGTTTTTACACCTCCCCTCTTTGTTTTTATTATGATTGTCTTACAATATCAGCTCCTGTTCCTGACTGAACTCCTGCAGAGTATCTAGCAACTAATCTCATATTGTCTGATCCATCCAAAGAAGCCATGTCCATCAAAGTAATTTTTGTAGCATCTGAAACCAAGTCAGTTCCAAAGAACAAATTAGATTTTTGAGCTATTACAACTTCATTTGCAGTCATTCCGTTACATACTGCAATCTTGTACCCATTAAACATAGGTATGTAATCCCCATTCATATTGTAAGCATTAACATATCCTAAAGTAGATACTGCAGCAATATATAATTGGTAAGTTTTTTGGTTCATGTAAATATGTAAATCTTCTTTTCCTAATACTGCAGCAGGAATAGCCGCAACTGCAGCTTCTAAGTTAGCTATAATGTTTGCAGCAGTATATGCCCCTGTTGCAGCATCTTGTACTACAGTAGCATCTACACCCGGTAATAATAATCCTGTTACAGCTCCATTGAAGCCATTGAATTTCCCTGCCACATCAGTTCCATCCCAAATTGAATTTTCAGTTGCTTCAGCAATGATTTCCCCCATGTAAGAAATTACATAGTCATCAAAAGATGCAGGTGGTGGTGCTCCTGCTCCTGCTCTCATTTGTAACGCTTCCCATGAGTCAAGAAGTGTAGATTTGCAAAGGTCAAGATTAACTTGAAGGTTTTTTGGTTCTAATATCTTTTCAGTTAACGCTAATGTTCCGACTGATACGAAATCACATCCTGCATTCGTAACTGTATCAACAGTTTGATTTAAAGCTTGGATATTACTTTTAAATTTGATATTTTCTATCAGTGTTAGGTAGTCTAACGAGTTTGATGCTTTTAACGCAGCTGAGATGTAAAATCCTGCTGCTTTTCCTGCAAAGTTTGATGTTGTAGTTAACGCCATTTTTTTTGTTTTTTAAGTTATTTTATTTATGTAAGTTATATAAGAATTTTTCTTGCTTTGTCATTCTTCTGAAATCTTGTTGTGTTGGTTCTGCTCTTTCAGAACTGAACTTGTTAGTGTCTAAAGGTGCTGAAGATGGCTTTGCATTAAGCTCAGCTTTTAACAATTCATTTTCAGCTTTTAAATCTTCTACTGTAGTATCTACTGCAAACTCTACTACTTCAGTTGTCTTAATGCTTTTAGGGTTTACTGAAGGTGTAGATAATTCTTCTTCCTCAATACAGTTTCCATCATCATCATATCCATTAGGGCAATCTTTTTCTTCCTTACCATCAGATGCTAATTCTGATTTTAGATCTGCTACAGCATCCTCTAAGTTTTGAATCCTTTTTTCCATCCCTTTCCAATCGGCTACATCAGCTTCTTCAGCTAAATCTTCTTCCATAGGAGCTCCTTCTTCTTCTACTTCTTCTTCAGTTTCAGTTTCTAAAACTTCAGCAACGATACCTTCTTCTTCAACTCTGAAAGTTACCCCTGTATCAGTAGTATATGTCCCGATTGGTAATAGAATTGTCGTTCCATCTTCAGTAAGAACGCTTACATCCACCCCTTCAGCTAATTCTTCTGCTGTTGAAACGAAAATAGTTCCATCATCTGACTTTGCTTGCCATTCTAATTTCACAGCAGTACCTTTGTCAAGTCCTAGTGCTACTAATATTTGTTCTTTAATGTCCATAGTTTCTTTTTTAATATAATAGATTAGTTAGTTATTTGTTTGATTTTGTGATTATTTCGTTCAATGCTTTTAACACTTCTTCATTAGTTGGTTTTGCTTTTTGCATCTCCTGATATTTTGAAGTGAAGTAGCCTTCTATGCTTAATCCTTTAATATCTCCTTTCTTTACTTTTTCCCAAAGCTCATCATTTTCAATTTTCATCTTAACCATCCAAGTCCCTTTTTTTAATTCAAATCCATAAAGGTTTGCCTTATCCATCTTAGGGTTTTCTATAATCCAAGACTCAACTGTTAAAACTCCTGAAACTCTTTCCTTATGCTGATAGGTTGCTTTATGATGGTTGTTATTCTTTAAGAAACTATAAGCACAATTCTTTACTGTATCTTTACTGAAGTAAACGTAATAATCATCTCCATTTTCATCTACCCTGTATATATTCTTATCAGGGATTAATGCAGGAGAAATGATTTCCCTTTTCTCAGTATCTATTTTAGCTAAGGTTAAATTATTTTTTGCCTTACTCATAAAAATTAGATTTTCTTCTATGGCAGGTTCTGATACTAAAGAAATACAATCAATAGCAAGAGATTCATTTTCATCATTGATAATTAGCTCTACAATTTTAGTTGGTTTCATATCATTATAATAGTCTTTGTTATCTTCTTCACATTCAGCTATAGAGTTATATTCACAGCTTCCTGTTTTCCCCCATTTAAATTTTCCGTTTTCACATTGTTCGCAAGGCATATAAAGTCTTTTTAATATAATAGAAATTAAGTTGGTTTATTTGATTTATATTGTTGCCCTTCTTCTAATGTTTGCAAGTTGGTCTTGACTTGAAGTCATCTCATCAGTTACAACAAATGCTTTCAAAGGTTCAGGTTCTACCCCTCCACTAATATCGAATGAGCCTGACATCATTTGAGGAGCAGGAGGTGCTGCATCAGGAGCACCACCCCCTACACTTCCACCACCACCACCTCCACCTCCACCACCTACATCTGTACCTTGTATCATAGCTACATTCGCTAATCCTGCTGCTACTGCCAACCCCGCTGCTATTGGAGCCATAGCTGTTCCTACTACCGGTATAGCCAAGGCATTATTATAAGCTGCTACAGCTGATTGATATGTATCTACTATTGCTAAGCCTATTTTCATTGCTTTTTGTTTTTTTGCATTAGCTACCATTTTAGCCTGATAATCCTTTTCTATTTTCTCTGTACTTTTACCATTAGCCTCAGCTAATTTCATATCCTTTTTATAACTCTTTGTAAGTGCTTGTTCTTGTATTTTAATACCTTGCATTACAACTCCTAACCCTTGCTCAAGTAATTCTGTCTTATAAGCTGCTAATTCATCTGCTCTCTGCTTATCTTCAGCAGCTTCCTCATCTTTATTTATTTGTCTTAATTTTTTATATTTTTCTTGTATTTCATGCGATAATTTTCCCTTTGCTTCTAAACTTAACTTCCTTAAATCAAGAGCCTTTATTTCTGCTGCTCCTTCAGCTGCTAGTTCTTTGTCTAATCTTGTTCTTTCTTTTGTAATAGTCAGTAAATAGTTCTCATTGTTTAAATCATTTATTTCTTTTGTGAGTTTTTTACTTCTAGCTTTCTTTATCGCATCATATTTATCTGTGATTGCTAACTCATCTGAAAGTAACAGGTCATTTAATGCTTTTAGTGCTTTACGTTTATCATCTGCATCTAGTTTACTCTTTTCAAGTATTTCCTTTTTTACATCATTAGCCCTTCTTAAAATCCTTTTTTCTACTGTTGACTCGTTAATTTCTTTCCTTAAAGATAATTGGAATAAAATTTCGTTTGCTTCTTCCTTTAACTTTATATTAGCTCTCGTGATTGTATTCTGTTTTCTTATCCATGCATTTTGCCTCCTAGTTTCTTCTGCAGCTACTGATTTTCGTATTGCGTTTGATTTCCTTAGAAGTGTTGTTGAGGTTTTAGATGACTCCCTTCTTATATTTGCTAAGTTAATTTCAAGATCTGCTAATTTATCCAAATCTGCTGCCATGTTATCAGACATAGTCATTTGTGCAACCTGTATTCTAAGTGCTTCCTCTGCATTGTCCACCCTCCTAGCCATTAAATCCTTTTCAATAGCCCCTGCCTGTTCTAGTGCTGCTAACCTTTCAGACTCTGTTAAATTTAAATCCTGAGATTTTTCTGTCAGGTCTTGTATGTCTGCCCTCCTTTGTGCTGTTTCTACATTTAAAGTTCGTGTCTTATCTGTTAGTGTATTCGTTGCTTCAGCTAATTCTCCTGCTAATTTTATCTCTCTTTCTAACTCATCTCCTAAACCCTTGAACGCTTCACTTCCATTTTTACTAATGCCATCCCAATCCAACGTTAAAATATTGAAAATCATTTTCGAGTAAGAAATATATCTGTCAATAAATACTTGTACTGCTGCCCCTGTTGATATAAGAGCTTTACTTAACCCTTCAGAACCTGCTTTGGTTTGTGTAAACCATGCTACTAAACCACCCAATGCCACTACTAATAATCCAATCCCTGTGCTTGCAATCCCTACTTTTATTGAGGTAAACATTAATCTAATTGCAGGTATTATACCTTTAAAAGACTTAGACAATCCATTTATAGAAAAGCCCATTACTTTAAAGTTCTTAATATTTGTTATTAAGCCTATTGATGTTTCTTTTTGTTCCTTTTTAAATGACTTTACTTGTGAAGTTGCACTTTTTTGTTCCTGTTTTAATTCTTTTAACCCAAGCCTATTTTGTTTTAACGCAAATGTATTTTCCCGTATATCTTCTTTCCTTTTTATAGCTCCTGCATTCCAAGCATTTTTACCTATCTTGCTTTGAGCTTCTTCAAGTTTTAATAGCTCTTGCTCTTGTATAAGTATCAGTTCGTTCTGAGCTTTTATACCCTCGTTTAATTCCTTAACATTACCTTCTGCCATTTCCAAAGTGTTCACATAACTTTTAGTTCCTTTTACAGCACTTGATACATCTGAATTTATTTTGAAATATAGTTCCTCTGCCATTTTATTTTATTTTAAAGTCCAACTCCTGTTTTAATTTGTGTAAGTCTAATCGTAGTAGCCCACATTATATCCCTATTATTTGCACCCTTTACTTGTTGTAAGAATTTTATTCCTGAAACTCCTACTGTTGGAACCCACCCTGAAACACTACCTGAACTTGATATTGTATCTCTTGAACTGTCAATACTTAATACTCCTGATTTGTTAATTGCTACTCCTACTTCCGACCATGCTTTGTAGTCCCCCCTTGCACCTCCTCCTGTTCCTCCTGTTCTAACTGCTACTGTTTGTGTTTCAAAAATAACTATTGTATCTGTAGGTATTGTAAAATAACTATCTGTTGTGTTATTTAAATATGAATCTACTGTGCTACTTCCTGTAGTGGCTGTTCCATACATTAAAGTTATTGACTGTCGTTCTCCTAAAGCATCATCAAAAGCATTACCTCCTAATACTATAGAGTTGTCTGCTGTTGACTCCCCCAAAACCCCTGATACATTTGCATTGTTTACTCCATTGGCTATTTCATTCTTGTTACCTGTTATAATACTATTCCTAGAGAAACCCCTAACAATATTATTTTCACCCATTATTAAGGTATTATTTGTCCCTGTTTGTGTAGAGTTTCCTGAACCAAAAGTTTTGTTGTTCTCATTACTAAAATTACTTATTAGATTTGTGCTATAATTAAACACCGAACATGTACCATCTGCTTTGTTGTACGTGTAACCGTATGCTTCACATTGTAGCTGATTAGGTGTTATTAAATTAACCCCATCATCAAATGTTACAATTCCAAGCCCTGAAATTGTTGAAGGTCTTACGCTAAAACCTTTTATGTATTGTATTGTATCATATTTTGACATTATGGTATAAGTATAAATTCAACTTTTGCTAAGTTGTTAGGTTTGTAGTCAATTTTATTCACTCTAAATACTCGGTTTTTAATTAATATTGTGTCAAAGAAATTAAATGTATTGATATCTGCAGGGCTTAAATTTACTTTAATAGCCATAGTCCTCGTATTAGGATTGTAAAGTTCTGAATAGTAAGGTAGCCAATATAGATTAAATAAATTATTTACAGTGGGTGCCCCTACTCCTGTCATTAATTGACATGCACCAAAATGAAAATCTTTAGTATCTGTACCTGAAGGAGGGGTAGATGTTACAGTAGGTATATCCGATAAGTGGCTGAATTGTAAAAATTCACTTTCAAAAGCATTTGCTGCACTTCCACTTTGTGCAGGTACACTATAGGTTGTACTTGTCATATCTACTACCCCATTATCATACAAAATCCTAGGGCTGTTATCAAACCCTTCCGATAGACCATCATCATTCATAGCATAAATAGCAGGGGTAATGAAATCAGGGTAATCATCATCTAAAGGCTTTATTAATGTAGCTGCAAAAGGGTCTGCAGTAATTTCGTTTTCTCCACTTAATATATTAAACTCATTACCTGCATTATATTTTTGACTTCCGTATAAATGACCACCTACTGAATTTTTATATTTATTAAATGCATAATCATCTTCATCTTCTACAAATTTAAAGAAAGTACTTTTATTTAGGTCTGTTAAAGGTGTTAATTTTATCTCTGAAGTATCTACCTTTTCTGTCCAATCTAATTGCTTGCTATTTGGGTTATTTATAAATATATTAGTATATGGTTCAATCCTAATATTATTAGGGTTATCTTCATCAGGTAGGGTTACTAAATTAAACATAGTTAAAAGCCCCTTTAGGAAATCCCATTGTTTCAAATCCCCTCTTAATCTTTGTAGCATTGTATCACTTGTAGTTGCTGTAGAACTTGTAGTTGCTAAAGTTACTCCTAACCCAAATCCACTTATGGCTAATAAAGTTGATACATTTGTTCCTGTAGTTGATACTTTGAATTTTGGTCTTAATGTATCACCAATATCTAAAATTGTTGTAAAATTACCTGCTATCTGTGGTAGTAATCCTGATATACCACTTCCGGATGTTATTGTATTGTTTATGGGTAACTCTACAAGCCCTGATGCCCTAACTACTTCCCACTCTGTTTCTATTTCCCAATTTCCTGAGCCTGTTACTTCATATATGTATTTATAATTTATACTGTAAGTTTGGTTCTCTGCTATTGCCGTATAAACTCCTGAACTATACCCTAAATTAGATCCGAAAGTATTACCCCCACCACCTCCTGAACCTGCATCAGTAATAATTGTAGCAAATGTACCTGTTCCTATTTGGTCTGTTCCAATATCTCCTTCTCCATCTTCATTAAATGTTACAGGTCCATCATCTGAACCCCAATTAAAATCCATGTATAACTTGCTGAACTCTGAAGTATTAAAGAAATCAGATGTAAATGTAAAAGGAGATGCTTCAAATATTCTATCTATTAAATACTTAATCCTTATACATGGTCTAAACGCTGTTTCTAGTGTAAGTAGTTTAGGCATTCCTCCATTTGTGTAAGTGTATTGATGGTTCCAATCTATAAAAGGGTACTTTAAAACATTTGTAACTGTTGCTCCTGCTGCTCCTGCAAAACTCCCTACTGGTAGAGGTGCTACAGGCAAAATTCCCTGCCAACTATCCCTGATTGAGCTATAGTTGTAAGTATGTGCTAACTCTGAAAAATCTAAGTCCCTAAATGTCCTGTCCCTCAAAGTATCAGCGAGTGCTATTACTTCTGCATATAGATTAATATTATAACTGACCTCTCCATTTTTTTCTGATATTTCTAGCAGCCTTAAAAATCCTTGAAACAAAAGCAACCCATCTTGTTTCAATATACATTTAGATCTTTTATAAGGATTGAATTGCAACCCTCCCCTACTTTCTACTGACCTTGTTATTTCAAAAATATTATCGAATATTTGACTATTCCTTTTAGTAGCAGGTAATTTAAAAGCCTTGGAGTAAGACTGTACATTCTCAGCTACATTTTTAAAATCATCTACACTAAAAGTTAAAGGTAAATTCTCATCTTCATATAAATCTAAAATAACCTGCCCATCTCCATAAAACTGAATTACTTCTGAAGGTGCTGCAGTAACACTAATTGAATTTAATTGTAAAAGATTAGTTGTAGTAGTGTACCTACTAGCTATTACTATAGTATCTTCAGTAGAATTTGCTGTGAATTGTATTGTTTGAATACCTGCTACTGATAATGCATTTGTACTTTGTAATATAGTCCCTGAATAAATTAATATACTTGCTTGTCCTGTTATTAGATGAGTATTAAATTCTATATTATATACTGAGCCTATTGTTAAGTTAGATAGCTTTTGAATAATTCCATTATTTTTAGCTGAAGCACTTGAACTTATACTTAAATATGCACCTACCTTAACTACCTGTGTAGATAAAATATCATAATATCGATACCATGTATTAACAGACATAGTGGGGTTATAAAGGTTAATAGCAACCTGTGGCAAAGGATTAGCTGCTATTGTGTTTACTGAAGTATTGACATTATTGAAATCAATACCATCTATTAAAAATTGGTTAGCTGTATTATTTGAATTACTAAAACCATGATAATTCTGAGGTTGTATTATTAGTTGAACACTCATTATATTGACTGTGTTCTAAGTGTCTTACTTTTTTCAACTTCAAATGTGTATTGTATTAGCTTATCATTTGCCTTTGTTTTTTTTGTCCATTGTGATGTCTTTAACATTACAGGAGTTACATATTTATTTAAAGCAGATGTTGTAGATGTACTTACTTTGTCATCTTGAAATCCTTCTAATAAATATACTTCAGGGCTGTTAATTAATTCTTCAAACCATGCTGATTCATCTTCATTTACAAAGTCTGTATTCATTTTAATTACTTCTGTTGCATTTACCCTAAAGGTTTTATTACCCCCTTTGTAACCGTTTATCTTATATGTTGATTCATTCCATGTTCCTGCTAACTGTTGGTATTTTGTTTTCTTTGTTGTAAGGGATTTTGAAGATTTCATAGTAAATGTATAGTAATCCCACGCCCCCCATTGATTCAACCAAGTAAGTCTGATAGGCTTGTAACCTTTTAAAGTAGGGCAGTTTATTTTAATCTGATAAGTTGATGACATGTTCACTAATCCACCTGTAACAACTGCCAATGTATAACTTGCAACAGTTCCTGCTGTTACATACCCCTGAAACATTGTACTCCACCCCTTAAGATTTGCAGGGAAAATGCCTAAATATAAAATCCTTGAATATATATTAGCATTTGCATAACTAAAACCTCCATTTGAAACATTATGAGTTACTACTTCAGAACCTATAGCAGAACCATCATGGTCGTAATACTTAATTCTAACTCCTGAGCTTCCTGCTGTTAAAGGGTTTGTGAATCCTTTTGTTATGGGGTTTCTCATATCTAATGCCACGGTTCCATAATCATCTATGTTAGCATACTGAATGAGCGGAGCATTACTTAAAAACTTTCTTTCTTTGTTTTCTATAAAATAAAAGTCTTGTAAATTATATCCAAAGTTATTGGTATATAATGCTTCTTCTAGCTCATCATCTTCCTTTAAGTATCCATTGAATACAATATATTCTTGCGTATTTATTTCTTCTACACTTATAATTTGATTATAAGTATTACTTGTAACATCCAAATCTAAGTATTCAACCTTAAATTTTATTGCCAACCATCTTGCAGTATTTTTATTTCCTGAATACTTATCTATTAAGTGGATAGGCAATGAAGGGAATTTATTTAGTGCAAGAGTCTTATAAGTACACAGGCTTTCATTTATTGGTACATTGTCAGCACTTACATAATTTTCTATAACAGAGCTTAAATCAAAAATACCTGAACCTGCATTATTAGGTGTAGTTTTAAATGTTCCTACTATATGTGTGGTAGAGGTTAAATCAGGTGTAATGGTATCACTGATATGAACTTCTGCCGTAAACTTAACCTGCTCCTGCCCATAAACTATTCCATTATTTTCTACTGTAAAAATTACAGGTTGCCCTACAGGAAGTGTTGGGTAGAGAGGTTTCTGTATTATAGTTGTTGCCATTGTTTTATTTTATTTGTTTTCTTATTTCTTCTATGATGTCCTCTTTGATTTCTGTAAGTAATTTATCTTTAAATTCTTTAAGTCCTAAACTTATAGGTTTCTGAAAAAACTCTACACCTTTTATACCTTTTGTCCACAGGACTTTTACTATTGCTATTTTTAACCCTACTGTAGTTTGATACTGACCTTTTTCATTTCTCGGCTGCATACCCTTCTTCTTTATAAATGAGCCTATTCCTTTATAAATACCATTCCTTTTCCCCAACCCACTACCATACCTAAAAGGAGTAGGTACTACAGCATCCTTGTAGTTTTTAAAAGTCTGCTGTCCTGAATAGCTCCCTTTATGATCACCTGATTTTATTACTCCACCTGCTCCTGATACCCCTGCATCTACATACTTCCCATAGCTTTCCATGTAGAAACTTATGTCCTGAGTTTTACCATCTCCACTATCTGTAACTTTAAAGCGTATAGATTTCTCTAAATTACCCCCACCTTTCCCTGTTCTTTGGAGAATACCTTTTGCTTTATTTACAACCTGCTTCCCAAAAGAATTTAGATATTTTTCAAGTGAAGGGTAATCCATTATGCTAATCCTACAAATAGCTCTACTGAAGCATCTGCTGTAGCATGTGTTGGCTGTACTATTAAACTTGTTAAAGTTCCACCTGCTCCAAATGTAGGCACTCCTGTTGCTCCTTTAACAGATAATAAAGATACAGACATTACATAAGAGTTACCTGCTGAAATTAAAATCTCAAAATTAGTAGTTGCTGTAGTTACTGCTAATTGAATATCATTTGTTTCATCTAAGTTTGTTACTCTAACATATCTTACATCAGCTACTTTGATAGCCCCTGCAGTTGTATAAGCATTTGCAGCAAATACTGCAATTGTAGTTTTCTGTGCTGCAGTACACACTAATATTCTTTCCATAACATCATTTATTCCTGCTGTTGTTACAGTGTTACTTGAACCTCTGAGGGCTCCATTTAAAACTACCGACTCGGTAATTGTTGTTACTAAATTTGCCATGTTATTTTTTTATAAATTAATTGTTATTTTAAACTTTTTCCATCCTATCTCTATTGCCCACCTACCTATTTTAAACTTCATTAATACCCTGCTCCTAAATTAGTAACAGGTATTGTGCATGCTTCAAAGGTATTTGTAACTTCTATCCCAACACTAAACACCCACCCACAAAGTAGATTATCAAATCGTTCCTGAAAAGGTTGTAATGTAAAATCTCCATCTGTAAAATAGATTGCATCATTTATATTATTAACCCCTTCTAATGACTGCTGTTTACTATGTCTTAGCATACTAATGAAGTCTGTTGCTATTTGTAGTGTTTCATTGAATACATCTTGTTCGTTACTAAGATCTTTTACAAGTTTGTTAAAGTCTGCTTTTTTATTATTCATAGTCCAATCTTCCCTTTCTACTACTAAGTCCATGATAAAAATTTGAAAGTTATATATAAGGCTTCCCTGTCCTGCTTGAACATCAGCAGGGTTTATATGCATTAAAGGAAACTTTTGCATTTTTTCTATGTTAACCTTCCAAATATCTCCAACTGAGGTACTATGTATTTGCTCATGGTATTCCCCTATTCGTAAAAGAGTATTTACAGTGTTGTTGTATGTTTTATTGTTTACCATTTATTGTTTATTGTCTAATTGAACCTTATTTGTTTCTTGTAAATCTGTTTCATAACTTAACCAAGTAAGGCACTCCAAAAGACTTAGCTTTGTAATCCTTTCTAGGTCGTGAATTTTCCCATCTGTGAGCCTATACATTACTCCGAACCATCCCCATTTATCGGCAAAATCTCCATCAAATCCTTTAGACTCACTTTCAGATGTTCCTGTATTGAAAACGATTTCAAAATTAGTAATAGTTCGCTGCCTAAACTCCAAAAAAAAACCAATGCACTTTGCACCTGTTCAGCTTTCATATCTTTAAATATCTTTGTCCTTTCTTCTATCTCCCCATCATACGCTTCAATAGTATATCCTTCAGCACTTTGTTTTGTTATCGGTCTGAATAGTACCGCCATAATTTCAGGCAGGTGTTCGTGAAACCCTAACTCAATAAAATGTTCTATGTCTGCATATTCTCCTAAAGTAATATTATCTAATTTAGGATGGAATGCGTAAGTGACATCATTTATTGTAAATCTTTCTTTTAACTGCGAGTCCTCATCATTTTGTATTACAGCTATTTTAGCTAGTAAAGTTAAAGCATCTTGTAGTTCTAAAGTTTTCAAGAACTTATCAGGTACATCAGTCATTACTTGTAGTATATGAATAGCATCTGATGTTTTACTACCCTTCTTGTAGTCAATTAATTTAGCATAGGTTTCTAAAGAAACATCATCCCAATTATTAATTAGATTGAATTTATTTTTTTTACCATCCTGCTCAATGTTTACTTGCATAGTATATAATAGAAAAAGTTGTTATTTAGTTTAAAAGGTGTATGTTTGCAATCTTCTTATCTGTTTTCTGTTTTGAAAAGGAGTTACTAATTGTGAGATTTGGTAGCTCCTTTTTTTTATTGAACATAATATTTACCTGCATTTGGATTATCTAAGTGGTATATCACATTATAACGAATACCATCAATAGCATGGTTATAATTATCTACATATAGCTTTGAGCTTTTATCTGAATATATATAATTATTTAGCTCCTTAGCTATGTTAGTTGACTCAGGGGTTACTATCAATTCATAATCTTGCATCCTAGTAATACCACTTTCAATAGTCCCTTTCTTTACAGCTTTAATGTTTACTCCTTGGTGTCTTAAATCTTCTATAAGTCTAGGTTCTGCTGAGTCTGCTATTATAAGTTTATCCCCTACCTTATCTAACACTATCCTAGCTAGTTCATGGGACTTTAAACCATTCCGATAGATGTGCTCCTTTAAGTATATTTTTCTATGTTTCTTATCAATAGCTACTTCAGTAAGTGAGTCAGGATCCACACTAAATCCGAAATCCATGCCACAAGAAGTCTGTAAGTTATCAGGATTAAATTCTCCTATGCTCCAATTCTCAAAGACTACTCCTTCAGCTTTCGCTAACCACCCTCCAAGAATCTTATGTTGATACTTTTTAAAGTTATTATGCTTTATACTCTTGATGCGGTCTAGGAAGCTCTCAGATAGATTAACTTCATTATCTAAGTATGTACTATGTATATAGCATACATTGTCTTTAACGCCATTAAAACCACCTTCTACTCCTTTGTCCTCAAAAAACCTTTTGTATATCCAATGCTCTTTAGTTGTTGGGTTTAAAATTAAGATTACTCTATTTTGTATATTTTTTTCTCTTATACTTAAATCAATAGTATCGAATATATTTTCATCTACAAGTTCCTCAGCTTCATCAAGTACCCACGTGCTCACACCTTGTAAAGATTTTAGGCTTGCAGTTTGGTTACCTGCTGATGTCTTAATACCTCTAAAAAGAATGTCTGATTGGTTCTTAGCATTAACTACTTCTGACTTATTGATATTAAAGGTTTCATCAAATCCAAGTAATCCTATCTTTTCTAAGAACTCAGGAATGATTGACAAGTGAGCTGAAGTCATTGTAAACCTTGTAAATAAAACCCTTATACCCCTTGACATTGTTAAGAGTGTAAGAAAGACTGTAACTGCAAAAGACTTTCCTGAACCCCTACCTCCTGTTATAATAAAGTATCTAGCCTTTGAGTCAAATAAAGGATTGTATTTCTTACTCAGTATCAGTGTCAATGAATGTAATTAAAGGAAGGTTAAGAGCTTTATCGCCTGAAGTTAAATCTACTCTATTAGTTTCATTCATTCCACAAATGTTTTTAGCTCCGTGTATTACAACTGAAGGCACTTTGTCTTTTATACATTCATAGAATTTAGACATTACAAAGTCTTTAGCTATTAACTCTACATCATTTACTGCTTGAGCAAAGACCTCATCCTCTTTTAGCCACTTATAGTAGTTAGTTCTTGAAAGGTCGCAAGACTTTAAAGCTGTTGTAACTATCCCTAGACTTCCCTCTAGTGCTTTTAACATTTGTTCCTTTGCTATTTTTGTTCTATTCTGTTCCATTTTTAATTGCTTTTTTACCTGTAAATTGTTCCCATCTTTCTATTATTACATCACAATACTTTTCATCTAACTCCATTCCGTAACATTTTCTATTTAGTTTTTCTGCTGCTATTAGTGTTGAGCCACTTCCTAAAAATAAATCAGCTACAATATTTGCTTTATGGTTTCCTATTGCTCTTAATGCAAGTTGTATTGGTTTTTGTGTAGGGTGTAATTTATTAGAGCTTTCTCTATCTACATTCCAAACAGTTTCTTCTTTATTATTTCCTATCCATTTTAAAGTTTTGTTTTTTGGTTTCCAATATAAACAAGGTTCGTGTTTCGCCTTATAATGTATATTCATATTAAAGGTGCTGTTATTTTTATTCCATATAATAACTGAATGTATTTCTCCATATTTTTTTACAGCACTATAAAGTCCGTTAGGGTTTTTATCTGCATACCATACATAACAAGGACCATTTGAAATATCTGATATAATAGGAATTACATCTTCATATATAGTAGTTTCTTTTTCATCTCCTCTTAATCCATCTCTTTTTTTACTTCCACCAATATAGTCAACTCCATAAGGAGGGTCTGTAAATACCATATCAGCTTTTTCTCCATTCATTAGTTTCTCTACATCATCTGAGCTTGTACTATCTCCACACATTATCCTATGCTCTCCTAGTTGCCAAATATCCCCACGCTTAACTATGCTTTCAGTTACTTCAGGTATTTCATGATCATCAATAAGTCCTGATTCAGGTTCTGCATCATCTAGGTTTTCCCATACATCTAAACCCCATTCAGCCAGTTGTACGCTATCCCATTCGTTTGCTAGTATATCCCATTCCCATTCTCCAAACCCTACATTGTCTTTAACTATAAACTCTTTCTTCTGTTCTTCTGTAAGTCCTTCAGCTATGTCTATCCATACTTCTGATAGTCCTGCTTCTTTACTTGCCTTTAATCTCATATTGCCACCTAGTACCATCATGTCCTCATCAACTACAATAGGTCTTAGCTTTAACATTTCAGGAAATTCTTGTATTGACTTTACTAGCTTTTTAAACTTATCATTCTTAATTATTCTAGGGTTGCTTGGGTTTCCCTTTACTTTACTGATCTTAACTTGTTGTTTCATAGTATATAATAGAAATTAATGTAATTTATTTAAAAGTCCTCATTGATGCCTCTTGTACCTGTAGCTTTTTCTTTAAATCCTTTCCATAAGTTTTCTCTATTCTTGCTTAGGCTAGGTTCTGTTCTCTGTAAAGTTGGTATTCCTTCTGTTGGCACGCTATCCATGTACAACCCACACTCGCATTCTGCTTCCTTTGCTTCCCAATTACCGTCCCTATGTACTATGGTTACTTTCGCTAGCTCTCTAGTGTTACCACATTTGCAAGTGTATAGTGTCATAATATCTTTAATTGTTTTTCTTCCTTGTTAATTCTATCTGTTGCTATGTTAAAGTAATCAGTTTCTTGCTCTATTCCCATAAACTTTCTGTTTAGATTCTTAGCAGCTACTCCTGTACTTCCTGAACCCATAGTAAAGTCTAATACTGCTTCACCTTCATTTGTATAAGTTTTTATTAGGTACTCCATTAATGCTATTGGTTTTTGTGTTGGATGTACTTGACCTACATTGTGCATTCCGCAATTAATTATCTGCCTAGGGTATCCTGTCTTTGTTTGTATTTGATTTTTGTTATCACAACCTCCACTCATGAAAGTACCTGACTTGTTTTTTCTATAATTATTTGTAGGAATTTTTTTATCTCTTAACTCTAAATTGTAAGTCACTTGCTTACTGTAAAATACGCATATATTTTCATGATCCTTCATTGGTCTTCTTTTTGCATGCTGGAATAGAGACGGTCTGTTTTTTTGCCATATCCAATCATACTTATAATTTTTAATATTACTCATTCTTAAAGCAGAACTAAATGGTTCACTTCCAAATAAAACTATTGCTCCATTAGGCTTTATTATCCTGTTGAGTTGCTCCCACATTAATTCAAAGTCTATTACTGAATCCCATTTACACGCAGTAGTACC